GTCTTGCTCCATGTAGTACCTTTCTTTTCAGGCTCTCGTATGTCTGCAATGTCAAAGTTAAGAGGAATACTAACATCGTCTTTTAAATCAATCTCTTCGTTGTTAATGTATATCTGTGTTAAAATCATCTTCTTTGTCTTTTTCTGTTTTGTGAATAAGTAAATGAAATAACTAAATTGAATAACTGCTGACTTGCCTCATATCTCGTTTGATATGCGCTTTCTGTTATATTAACAGATACTAAATCACTACCATCGTAAATATAAACATCTGGACTTGTAACTAACTGCTCCAACCAAATAGATTCGGCTTCAGTAATCCAATCACTATTGATTGTAATCGTATCGTCAAGTATAGTTTCGTATTGGCTTAATCCCCTACTTGTTGTTGCATAATTATAATTAACTCCGCTCCACTCATTTGGATTGCTTTTAAAAGTATTTCGTTTAATGCTTGTGTTTTTTGTTGTCGCTCCTGTAAATGTGTAATAATCATACTTACCATAGTTATTCATAAACTTAAAACGAATAGGCGTGTACTTACTGCAAATATCTTCGCCAGGGTAAATACGTATAGTTTCACTAACCGCTGAATTGATTAAACTTTTTATTGTAACATCATAATATTCATAATTAGCTGAAAATATTGGTGTACTACCAAATGATAAATCACTATTCGTTAAACTACTTAACCAGTCATGGTCTACTCTTACATTAATTGAACGGTCTTGCCTATTTAAAACAGCATAATAAGGATTCGTTGTCCTAACTGTATTAAATATAGTTCCTTCATCATAATAGCTTTTTATTTCTAAATCGTATGCAATCCCATCGCCATTTACCATAAATCCTAATATTAATTTTTCGCCTGACCTCGTTTCAAAAGTTGGCCTATCAGTTAAGAATTGTGTAGATGAATTATATAATACATACTTGTTAACTGTATAGTCTAAAAACATCAAAGGCTCAAACACTCCATTATAACCATAACCACTTGAACTTACTAAATTAGGGTAATTAGTTATTCCACTGCTTGGCCCATACTGCTCGCCAAATTGTACTATATACGATGCAATAGAGTTACCGCATTGTTTAAACGTGGTTGTATTATCTTCATAATCCCTACTTAATGAATTTTGCACTATGCCACTAATATCAAACACACCGCTCGTATTAGTTGGATTCGGTGCGCATTGTAATCGTGTATAAGTGCTACTGCCATTCATATAAACATCTGCAATGTACCTGAAATTAGGTTGTGCAATGTTTGTACTGCTTAAAGTAAACACCATTTGATTATATGCTGGTGCATAACTAAAAGGTGTATTATAAATCGTTAATGCCATTATTCAAATGCTTTAATTAAATTGTTTTCAAATGTTTCAATTTCTCTACTTAAAAATCTTGAGCCATTATAATTGAATCTTTTTATTGTACCTCGTCTTAATATATTAGTTGCTATTGCGTAACTAAGTGAACGCCTTTTACTTGCTTCAACCTGTGCCTGTAATTGTGGTTTATTTTGAATCCACTCATAAATTTTAGGTTGTAACTTTTTTCTATTTTCTTTTGTGTAACCTATCGGTTTTGTACCCTCATCAACATCTTTCCAATAGTCCTCCATTTCTATTGAATAGGTTATTATCCCATCGCCTATCTTTGCAGGTAATGGTGCTATGGATGCGCTTAGTTTTCCGCTTGCATTACTACCATCCTTTTCTAAATTACTTTTAAGTTTCTTTATAAACTGATCTAAAACAATATCAAGTTTATCTTTACTGCTTACAACATCAACTTGATTTAAAACTTCATCATGAAGTTCATCAAGTTCCCTTAATTGTTTTGCTGAGAGCTTTGCCATTTGTTTTTATCTTTTAAATAACTTAAATAATTTAAAAAAGCTATTACATTCATCTTTAAATAAAAATCCCATTTTGTTCTATCCTCTTTTGATACTAAATCTAATGTTACGTACCAACCCCAGTAGTCTGTATGTTTTTGCTCTTCAGTTCGCTCGTCAGTTCCTGGCTCAATATCTTCATCACTTCTGCTGACTGGCTTTCCAAATAATCCTCTATATTTTCCAACAAGCTGTCTGTAATTTGACAAAAAAAAACTGCAATAGGGTAAATGGTTCCAATGTCAACATCTTTTAACTTAGATACTATTTCATTATAATCCATTTCTATTTCTACCTTTTTAAACCACTTATATTGAAATGGCTTAACAAATACCGCTACTATTTGAGGTAAGTTGTTTATAATAGTATCTTCGTTTTCAGTTAGCTTACTTAGTGTTATAAAGTCTTCGGCATTTAGTTGAGTTACATCGTAATTGATTTTATAATGTATTTTATTATGCTTAAAGGTTTGTTTGTTTTTTGGAAACTCAAATTTGAAAATATACTGAATACTATCTATAAGTTTCTTTAGTTCAGATAGTTTGATTTTCTTAATATCGCTTAAATTACAATCAGCTAATATTGAAAGCACCCTATAATTACGTTCGTTTTCATCAATGTCGCTATCCCTTACTATGTCATATATCAATGGGAATTTGTCAACTCTAATATCTTTCCAACTATTTGGTATTCTAATTTTCATCATAAGTAAGTACCTTTTTAAAGTATTGTGTATCGACCTGTTTTATATTTATTGTATGCGTGGAAACTTAAACACGAAGCCATTACCCCATCGTCATGAAACCCACTTGTTGCTCCGTATTTAATTACTCTATTCTTAGGGTTATATTCATACGTAAACATTTCAAGTTCCTTATCTAACCAATCCACATTTAAGAATTTAACCTCTTTGTTTTGGTTAGCCACTATTAAACTTTCAACTATTTCTTTTTTGCTTTGATTAGTTGTAACAAATGGTTCAACAGTACAATAACTTGAACATTCCTTTTGTAGCATTTCAAAGATAACGTCTCCTATTGAGTTAACCTCAACTAATGCTGTGTGGACATTATTTGTCCTTAAACCATTTGCAATATTACTTACTATTGTGGACCAATCGCTATGCCTCCACCTTTCAATGTAGTATTGTTCGCCATTCTCATTAAATATAGATAACACCGAATAGTCGTCAGCCCTGCCTAAGTCAATTCCTGCAAAAGATTTTCCATGTGGCTTGTTATCCGACAACAAACGATTATTAAATAGCATTGCTGATCCGTCAATAAACTCTGCAAGGTATTCCTGCCTAAATATCATTTCAGGTAGCGTTAATTTAGCGTCGTCTATCTCGGATGGGTTAATCATTGGATTATCGTATGAAGTCATTGTAAACGCTTTGTATTGTTCGTTTATGCCTTCAAGTTGGTGCATCTTATAAAAGTGGTTTTTACCTTTTGGAGTTGAAATTAAAAGCACCTTTTTACCTTTTACGAGTACAGTTGCTCTTAATACTTCAGTCCATGCTTTTTCATCCATAAAAGCAAACTCATCACAGACCAGGTAATCAAAAGTAAATCCTCGTATGTTATCGTATCGCTCCGCTGAAAAGAATTGAATTGTTGAGCCTGTAATATACTCTATGATTAATTCTGACTGATTAACTTTTCGATAAATCTCCGGGCGTTTTGCAAATGCCTTAAACGTTTCCTCAAATACTTTTTTAGATTGTTTGTAAACAGGACTTACCCATGCTATTTTTGAGCCTTTATTATTTAAAGCCCAAAATAACATTTGATTCAATGCCAATAAAGTTTTACCGAACTGCCTACCTATGTTTATAACATAGTACTTTTCAGTTCCGTTGTTTATTGCATTATGAATTATCTTCTGATTCTTGTGTGGTGTGTATAGTACTGCTTTCGCCAAAGTCCGCTGTAAATTTCATGTTGCCTGTTACCTTTACTTCTTGTTGCTCAATATATCCTCTTTTCTTGCCTTTGCACTTTAAATAAAACATTGTGCTTAGTGGATTACCTTTTGCTATCTGTTTATGCAATTGACTTTCTGCAAAGTCTAAAGCAACATTTTCAATTTCTTTTACTGCTTTTTTATAATCTTTATCTTTTGAGTACCATTCATAATGAGTAGACCTCGCTATGCCAACTTGCTTACATGCTGATGTTATTACACCTAAATTCTTTTCAAGTGCTTCTAACATTGCCTTTTTTAATATGTCCGAATTTGTTGTCATTTATTCTAATCCTTTAAATGCTTTTAATGGATAGAATACTAAAGAGTTTCTATAACCACCTTCTTTCGTTGCCACTATTGGTGTAACTCCGTGAACGTTTCTCCAAGCTGGATAAACAAGCATAGAATTGTCGGAACTATCCATAGTTGCGTTATAGTCTGGTACAGTTGTATTACCTCCTGTGGCATTGCTTTTTTTTGCAATTATTACA